ATTATATAATTCAGTTCCTAAAAATCTTTGTATTTGAATTTCCTGTGCAATAAAAATATATTGAATGAATTTATCTGTATCAATATTTCCATTAGCTGAAGTAAATCTTACTAAATCGTCTCTATTTATAAATAATACCTGTGCCATAGTTTAAATTTTATTTTGGATATGCTCCTCTATTAGGCATATTTTCAGGAGCTGTTGCTGCCTGTTTTGAGCCTCTAGGATTTCTGTTATATGTTTTAGGAATAGTTCTAGTTTTTTTATAATTAGAAAGATTTTCAGATGGCTCAGTATTGCTTTCTAATCTGTATAAAACTTTTCTCCATTTATGTCTGCAATAAATACCTCCTTTAAATTTAAATAAATCGTAAGCTCTACCTTTATGACCTAACTCTCTGTTTACACCCTCTCTGCTTGCTCTGTCAATATCTTCTAAAGTCCATACAATACCTGCTCTAGCCATGTCCATCATATTTGCACAAAAGTCTCTTTGTGTTTTACTTGGCTTGTTTGAGCCTATTGCATAAGTGTATCTTATTTTATATAATCCATTTTTAGAATCTAAGTCACTATATGAACTACCTTTCTTTTTAGAATCTATTTCATCAGCGAGACCTAGCAGTCCTTTGATTTTAGAAAGAGTACTTTTTTTCTCATTTATAAGGTAGTTTGCCCAGTCCTCATTGTCAATATCTTCATCGTTGTCAATTTCATCTACAAAAACATAATTATCACTCATTTTCTCACCTGCTTCTGCTAGAATACCTAAGATGTTTTTAGTTTCCTCTTCATTTAAATCCTCTTTAGTTAAACTCATAGACTGTGGGTAGTCATCATGTGATTCACATGGCATATACCAAGTTTTTCCGTCTTCGTCTTTATGAGTATGCGAACCCCTACAACCTAGCTTTTCAGCTTGCTCTTCTGCTTCTTCAGGTGTTTCAAATACTAGCTTTCCATCAATTTTCTTTAAATCAACTTCAACTTTTTCTTCATTTATGTCTTCTTGTTTGATTCCTGTCTCTTCCTCAATTTGATCGTCTGTCAGATCAGTATCCTCATCCATAAAATCTAATGGCTTAAGCGTTTTAAAGTAAAGATTAAGAGCTATGTCATTAGTTGCTAAAAGATCGTCTAAAGCGTCTATAATAATGTCCTGAGCAGGCTTAATAACAATATTTAAGAATAAATCGGTTGCAGTTTGTATTTCATCAGCATTATTCCCAAGACCACCCCCAGATTCTCTTATTCCTAGTAAAAGTGGCGAGGTTATTCTATGTCCTACCATTAATTTTTTTACACATTCTTCAGCTAGGTAAGCATAATGCTCTGGTGCGTTATTTAGCGATATGTCTTCAACAGTTGTTGAGGATTCTTGGTTTGCATTAAAAGCTACTATGACTTTGTCTCCTAATGAACCTGTCAATTTGCCTAAAATATCATTTTTTATCTGTATTTGTTTTTCTTTGTCTGGGATACCATTGTTAAAATTGACCACTTTTGTACCTGAAAAGCCATTTTGTGTTTCATTTATTAAGTACGCTGAAATTTCTTCTTCTAGTAAAGCGTATGGCATAGAAGCAGAGTAACTCGGAAGACTATAATAGTGAAATCCTACTACATATTTTTTTACTATAAAAAGTTCATTTTGCTCTTTACTAGTACCAAATACTGGTATTCTCTTTAATTTATCGTTTCTATTATACTCTTTCCAGTCTCTATGATAATAATAAGCGTCTATTTCTCCCTTTTCATTACATTTTTCAGCTCTTAAAGTCTGTCTTGGGAAATAAGTTAGCTTTTCAATTTTTCTCTGCTTATTATAAGTCACTTGAAATGCTCCTTCTCCTAAAATTATAAAGTCCTGCACTACTCTAAACAGGTCTTTCTTTTTAAGTAGAGACATCATTTGTGCGTATTGTTCAGGCTTTTCACTAGAATCGGTAGCATCTAGCCCATGCCCATAAACAAAATTAGTGACACCATTTAAAATAGCATGGTTAGTTGTCGAACCAATGTATCTATCTATTATATATTGATAATAATTGTTATCGTCTCCAATTGAAACAAAATCGTCATTTCTTTCTTCAAATACTCTTGGTGCTGTGTAAGCATTAAGCTCAAGAATATGGATATTGCTTTTATGCTTCATAAAATTTAAATTCATTAGTTGAAGTGGTTGTAGTGTACTGAGATGAGTTAACACTATAATCGCTTATTGTTTGGTTAGTGCAAAATATACGCCCCCTGAAAACATCATTGGAAGAGGGACTTGTAATTCTTAAAGTGTAAAAATTATCCTGCTTTAAATTTGCAAAATTAGAGGTAATTTCAACAAAGTATTTGTTTTGAACAAATTGACCAGTTTGGGAAGTTGTGTATACCAACTTATTTTGCGAATCGCTAGTAATATTCACAGTATATGTAGTGGTCGCAGTATATTCTCGTGGAATAACTTTTATAGTCTGAGCATTATTTGTGTCTTGTAGTATTATCATATTTTAATTTTTAAATAAAAAGGGGCAACTTGTTAAAGTACCCCTTTCTAACCTAAACAAAACTTAATGAAAAGAAACCTATCGTTTTTTAGCTATTAGTACCTACTACAATTGTTTCAGTTGCATTGGTTAACCCTGCAAAAGGATTTGCCAAAGTTGCACCTGAAATAAAATTCGCAGGAAGTTTTTCTTGAGCTGTAAGAGTTAGTGTATAACCACTTAAATCTCCCATAGCTGTTCCTGTAGCAACTGTTCCTCCAGTTACCTCAGCACCAAACTCCACGCCCATCAAAAATCCATTTCCGTTGTTGTCTACAACTGCTACCTGTGGTCTTCCGTAAGCCAATAGCTTTATTTGTACATTGTCCTCTTTACTTAATTTAGTAAGATTTAAAGTAAGAACTTGTTCAAAGAAAGTCGTTCCAGTTTCTCTTGAGCTTGTTATTGTCTGCTCCAAAGAACTTCCTCCTTTTAAGTCGTACTCGTATGCTGAAAACGTTCCACTTGCGTCAGTTATTTCATCTGCTGTGTATGTTATTGTTCCCAGTCCACCAAAGTCAACAAAGAAAACCTTTTGTATTCCCCCTACTACATCTTTACAAGGGACTGCTCTACCTGCACTTAAATTACATGCCATATTTTTTTTTTTTAAAGGTTAAACTTTATTTACTTACTATTAAGCGTATAATACTACCTCAGAACCAATTCCGTAGGAAATCCCAGCCTTCCAACGCATGATAAATCTCACATTTTGTGATCCATCAATATCTTGCATATCAATAATTCTAATTTCGTTCATGTCTGAAAGTAATCCAGTTCCAAAAAATAAATTTGAAGATTGGGCAGCTACTGCCTTATTTCCAAGACCAGGTGCATGAAATAATTTAACTCCGTCAATAGTTAAAGGAACTCCGTTATACCAAAGTGTTCCTTTGTTGTCAATACCTGATCCTGCTCCTACTAAGCCCAACGCTTGAATATAAAATCTTAATATGTTAGTTCCTATATAAACATACATATCATCTTTTTGGTAAACTGTTGCATCAATTGCTGCTACTATTTTTTGTAATTCTGCAATTACATTAGCTGCATTTACTCCACCACCTACAGCAGCTACGTCAACTACATCGCCATCAGCAGCAAATAAAGTAGTAAATCCGTCAAATTCTCCTGCATTTCCGTTAGTTCCGTTCCAAATAACTTGCTCATATTTGTCTGCAACTTTAGCAGCAAAATCAGCAACTATAAATTCTTGAAATGAAGCAGGTAAGTTTGCATTTAAAACTGAATATCCCATTTCAGCAGCTTGCCATGTTTGTGCAAAATCTTTCTTACAAAATTCAGAGTTAATTTGAAAATCCTCTAATGTAAGTACTCTTTCTGTAAGAGTTACAGCTCCAGTGTCTGTGAAGTCGCAACTTGCATTTTTAATAAAGTTAGAATCAAATGCTGCTTTTTGGATGACATATTTGTAGTCAATGTTTGGCATAATTGTTACGCCTCCATTGTCTAAAGTTTTACCACTCAATAAAGCGATTGAGACATACTTAGAAGCCCAACTTCCAGAATATGTAGAGGTAATGTTTACTGTTGTCGCTAAATCGACTTTGTGATTGCTCATGTTTTAAAATTTAATTATTATTTGTGATTGTTTAATTTTTCTAATACTCTGTCTAAAGTGTTTTTTGCTTTTCCTTTTGCTAAATGCACTCTTTCTTTTTTCTCAATCTTTTCAGGATTATGAGAAATAGGTTCAGCAGAAACTTCAACTTCATTTAATTCAACTTTACCTGCTTCTACTTTTTCCTTTGAATACACTTCTTCCTCTTTGGAATTTCTGTCTTGTTTGTCTGATTTTAAATCAGCTATAGCGTCTTCCAAATTTTTTATTCTTTTTTCCATTCCTTTCCAGTCTGCAACATCAGCTTCCTCATCCATCTCTTCTTCTTCTTTCATTTCTTCTTTTTCTTCTTTTGCTTCTTCTTTCTGTGGAACTTCGTCAGATGCTTCCCTTAGCTCTCCAATTTTTCCTTCCTCAGTAACTACTAAAACAGTTCCGTCATTCATTTCATAATTTCCGACAGGAAGAGCAATTTTTTCTTTTTCATCACCACTTTCAGTAACAATAAATACTGAAGCACCTTCCTCAAATTTATCAGCTTCTATTTTAGTTCCGTTGTCCAGTTCTCTTTCTTCAAATTGTACTTTAACTTCTGCAAGTTCCATTCCTAAAACTTCTTTAATTGATTCTACTATTTCCGATGCTTTCATTTAAATATTTTTTAATTGCTTATTATATGTACGACAAAAGCAAAAACTGTTTCCACTTTTTTTTATGTAGCCTGTATTTTTCCTATACCTTGAGCGTGGAGTGATCCATCACAACAGTCTGGATGATATGTGTTGTCTTTACATAAACAACCTCTAGTGCTACCTTTTGGCGAATTATGTGCTAGATTTTTAAATTTCTTCTTTCTTATCATTTAAAATGTCTTTTATTTTGTTTAGTAAATTATCGGCTTTTAATTCTTCTTCAATTTGTTCTTTTGGTCGGTTTGCTTGATCTGAAAAAAAGCCTTCTATAGAAAAACCTTTGACTTTGCCAGTTTTAACATAATCATTCCAAATTTCATCATTGTTTACTTTCATAGAGACCATCCATGTTCCCTTTGGCACATCTAAGCCATAATTGACAGATTTATCTATTTTTGGATTATCTACTAGCCATGATTCGACTACTGTTAAATTTTGTATAGACATTTGATGTTCTAAGGTTGCCTTAGACTGTTTTCCTCTTATAAAAAACATCTCAGATGCTTTTTTTACTGTATCGGATGAAAAGAAAACATAATAGCCATCTCCCTTTTCATTTTTTCTGTATATAGGTTTATTTGGAATAAGAGCAGCACCCATAAGGATTCTTTTTTCCTTATCCACTTCTGCCATTTTAAACTCTTGATTTTTGAGAGCTATAAAGTCCGATTCTATTGCAGGTGATTCCACAACTGAAATTGCTTCAATTCCTGAATGTTCGTTTTCTTCGTCTAAAAATAATTCTATGATTTCCATATTATATGTACGATAATTTTTAAAAGTGTTACCCTATACTTGCACCTTGTACTATATTTCTGTCTAAACTCTGTGCAGTAGTCACATCATTTGCCACTACAAAGGCTTGTATTGGTTGCTGTGTTTGATTTCCTATAGCTCCTGCAAGTTGGTTGGTTTCGGATGCCCCTACTATATTAAAGGCAGGAGGA